CGGAAAAAATCTCCCTTACGGCATCCCCCCTGGCCAACGGCAATATCAAGGCCAAGACTACGCCGGATACACCCGATGAGAAGTATGAAAACTGGTATAAGAGCGTCTGGCAGCCGGCAGCGCCCGGTGTTGGAGGTTGATTATGGAGAGAGTCATCCATATCGATGGTCGTGATGTGCCCTTCCGGGCCACAGCCGCCATTCCCCGGCTGTATCGCATCAAATTCGGCCGGGATATCATGCAGGACATGAAGGCAATCCAGAAAGCTTTGGACAAGGCTGAGAAAGGGCGTGAACCCATCCCGCCCAAGCTGCTGGAGGTCTTTGAGAATGTAGCATATCTTATGGCCTGGCATGCCGACCCTGATCTGAAGGAGCGAACTGTGGAGGCCTGGTTAGATGGGTTCGATACGTTCTCCATCTATTCCGTTTTCCCGGAATTGATGGAGCTTTGGCGGGCCAATAACCAGACTCTTGTGGAAAGCAAAAAAAAACAAACCCCGTAGACCGGGAAATGACCACAGCACTTTTTCTCCTGAGAGCAGCACAGCTGGGTATTCCGATAAGGGATCTGGAACTGCTGACAATTGGTATGGTTACGGATATGTTGGTGGAATCAGGAAACGATGGGCATGAGTATGAGCAGTTGGCTACTCAGGCGGACTTCGATAGGTTTTAGGAGGTAAAGGATGGCTGGCAACAGAATCAGGGGCATCACTGTTGAAATCGGCGGTGATACGACCAAGCTGGACAAGGCATTGGCTGGAACCAATAAGCAGATTACCTCTACCCAAAAGGCCTTGAAAGATGTGGAGCGCCTGTTGAAGCTGGACCCAGGGAATGCGGAGTTGCTTGCCCAGAAGCAACGGTTGCTGGCCCAGGAAACGCAGGCCACGGCCCAGAAGCTGGAGACCCTGCGTCAGGCGGCTCAGAATGCCGATGCAGCACTCCAGCGGGGAAGAGACTATCAAGCCAAGTATGAACCGTTGAAAGCAGAGTTGGACCAGGTTTCCGCTACCATGAAGGGACTGGAGGCCAATGAGGCATCGATGCGGGAGCAGTTGGCGACTGGGCAAATCTCTACCCAGCAGTACGACGCCTTTGTACAAAAACTGGAGGAAACCAGAGAAAGACACAAGGAGCTGCAGCAGGCGGTCAGAGACCTGGATCGGGAATTTTCTGGGGCCCGGATGGATCAAAGTCAGTATGATGCGCTACAAAGAGAACTGATTGAAACAGAGCAGGAACTGCATGCTCTGGAAGATCAGGCAAGGGAGAGCACCTCCAGACTGGCAAGGCTCGGTGATGCAGCACAAGAGGTCTCGAACAAGGCTGGAAAGGTGCGGGATGCGTTTGCACCACTATCCACTGCAATTTTAGGGGTGGGAGCAGCTGCGGCGGCCACAGTACCAGCCACAGAAGAATTTCGTGCGGATCTGTCCCTCCTGGACAACAATGCTAGGCGAGCTGGGATAAGCGTCGATAGCGTCCGCCAGGCATTTAAAGAGTTTAATACTGTGTCAGGAGAGGCTGACAGCAGCATTGAGGCCATATCCAATCTGCTGCAGGCTGGCTTTACAGAAAGTAATCTGCAAATTGCGGTCGAGGGATTGGCTAACGCTGCAGTGTCGTTTCCGGACACCCTTAAAATTGAATCGCTGGCTGATAGCATTCAGGAAACTTTGGCAACCGGAAGTGCCACAGGGCAGTTCGGTGAACTGCTGGACCGTTTGGGATATGGTGCAGAGACATTTTCTCAGAATCTGGCGTATTGCACCACGGAGCTGGATAAGCAGAGCTTGGTGCTGTCTGTTCTGGTAAATGGGCCTCTGAAGGGGGCTTATGAAGGATGGGTGCAAAACAATGAGGGGCTTGTGGCCAGTAGAGATGCCAGCCTTGATCTGCAAGTTGCACTTGGAGAACTGGCTGAAAAAATCCAGCCTCTGATCACAGAGCTGGTCAGCCTGGCCACAGAGTTCCTGAACTGGTTCAACAGCCTGGATGAAGGTACCCAGAAAGCCATTATCGGGATCGGTGCCACAGCAGCTGCCATCAGCCCACTGGCCGGTATTGTGGCAAGTGTATCTGGGGCTCTTCCGGGACTGGTAGGCCTGCTGGGTAAACTCGGAAACAATGGCCTTGCTGCAGCTCTGGCCTTTGGTACGTTGGTTGCCTTAGCGATACAAGTGGCAGCTGTCTGGGATGATATGAGTGGATTGGAGAAGGTCGTGGTTATTTTCGGAGCTGTCAGTGCAGCAGCGTTGGCTGCGGCTGTAGCTGTAGGTGCGTTTCAGAGTGCGGCCACACTGGGCATGGCGGCGGTGGGTATCGTAGCTGGTATTGCTGCCATTATGGCGGCAATCAATTCTGCATCCCAACGCGCAAACCGGGCCTCGCAGGATATCAAGAGAGCAGGTATGTCTGGACGTTCTAATATCCCAGGCTTTGCTGAAGGTGGCGTAGTGCCGCCCAATCAGCCCTTCCTGGCGGTCCTTGGAGATAACAAACGGGAGCCGGAGGTGGTATCGCCCTATTCCACCATCAAACAGGCTGCCCGTGATGCGCTGTCGGAGGGGGGCGGCATGAGAGACAGGCCTGTTAATCTCTATTTGGACGGGACGAAGCTCGGCAGGGCGCTGCTCCCATACATTGATGAAGAGACCACACGGAAAGGTGTGCAGCTGATAGGGGGGCGTCGTTGATGGTAGAGCTGGATGGAAAGCGGTATAAAGTACGCGTTCGGATCAAGACCTTGGAGCGATCTTTCCGCATTGAAGATAGTGATCGGTCTGGACAGGTTAAATCTGGCCGGTACTTCCGTGACATTATCGGCACCTACTACGATTACTCCATGGAGGTGGAGCCGGAACCCTCTGCGCCGGGTGACTACGATGACTTTTTTGAGGCTATCAGCGCACCGGTGGAATCCCATACAGTTGTTGTTCCTTATGGGCAGAGTACGATGACTTATGATGCCATGGTTACCTCTGGAAAGGATACTAAGCGGGACAAGATTGGTGAACTCAACCGCTGGACAGGCCTGAAGGTCAATTTTTCTGCACTGAAGCCTCAGAGGAGACCGCTATGAATGATACTGTCAATCGACTGGTCTATGGTGATATGGTCTTTACAGATCATGAGATCCAAGATGGTGAAGTATATAAGGCAGCCGCCCTTCTCTCTGACGCACTTGAAATCGGAACGTTACAGATTGAGCTGTATATCCGGGATACGGAGACTGGCGCCGCGCTGACGGCGTTCCGAAGGAACGACAAACTGCTTTATTATCATCAGGATAGGCTACGTGGAACCTACTATGTCGACAGCATAGAGCGTACCGGTCAATGCACCTATAAGATTCGGGCAAATGATGCGTTGGCATTGTTGGATCAGTCTAATCACATGGGCGGGATCTATACTGGCCAGACCGTTGGTGAGTTGATAGCAGAAATCTGCAACATCCCCTGTCAGGTACAGAGTAAGTTCTCTAAAATCAAGCTGTATGGGTGGCTGCCTGTAGCAACCAGACGGGCAAACTTGGCACAAGTTCTTTTTGCAATAGGTGCTCATGCAAAGGTGGATGAGAATGGTGTTCTGCGGATCGAAGCGCTTTGGACCGGCATTTCGTCCACAGTAACGTTAGACCGTGTGTTCTGGGGAGATAAGGTGCGTTATGCGTCGAAAGTGACAGAAGTATCGGTTATAGAGCATCAATATATTCCAGGCACGGAGGAGATTCAGCTCTTTGAAGGGACCACCCAGGAGGGTGATATGATCCAGTTCCAGGAGCCGGTATATGACCTTAGTGCATCTGGATTCTCCATCCTGGAACAGGGCGCAAATTATGCCAAGGTGTCTGCTGGTGCCGGTACCTTGAGCGGAAAACGGTACATCCATACCACAAGAGACATCCGCCGAAGTGTAACGCCTGGAGACATTCCCAATGTGGTGGAAGTCAAGGAAGCCACTCTGGTGTCTTTGGTCAACTCTGCTGCAGTTGCGGAACGACTGGCCGGTTACTATTCCTTTTGTGAAACTATGGAAGCAGATGTAGTGTACCAGGCGGAAGTTCCCGGTGATGTGATAACCTTTGAGCATCCTTTTGGCGGGGAGTGCATTGGTTGTATTAAGTCAACATCGATTACATTAGGCGGAAAATTAGTTGCCATGGAAACTACGGCCATCGGCTATCGACCTCCTGTGTTTGAAGATACCGAGATTCTAGAAGAACGAGTTCTTTTAACCGGAAGCGGTGAATGGAATCCGCCGTCTGGAGTTGAAAAGGTCCATGCCGTTATCATCCAAGCTGGAGGGGCCGGATATGAAGGCAGTG